TAATAAAGCGTCTTGATTCCCTTATGATGAGCGTATAAGTCAATCCGGTTCAGATCGCGCGTCGTCATCGTATCTTTCAAGAACAGCGTAAATGAAATACCTTGATCGACGTGCTGCTGAATCGTTGCGATCATATCGACGACTTTGAACATATCCATGTCGTACGCTTCCTTGTAGAAGAACCAATTCTGCGGCGATAATCCCGGCATTGGATAATACGTCTTCGAATTGCCGTACGTACGCTCCTCGATGCGCTCCATAATCGGCATGACCGACGCCGTTGCCGACTGCACATACGAAATAGACCCCGTTGGCGCGATCGCAAGTCTGTACGAATGATAGAGTCCGTGGAGCATAACGTTAGCCTCCAAGCGAACCCAATCGATGCGCTTTGGAATTTCAACGCCTTCAAACAGCTTCGCGACCTTCTCCGTTTTAGGACGGAAATCTTCTACGACGTACTTATCGAAATAGCTACCGTCCGCATACGTCGACCCCTCGAATCCTTCGTACGTGCTGCCGGTTTCTTTCGCTAATTCATTCGAACGCACAAGCGACCAATAATTCACGAGCGCGAAGAATACGTTAGCGAAATCGCGCGCTTCCTCCGATTCATAAGCGATACCATTCTGCGCTAAATAGCCGTGCAAGTTCATCGCTCCGAGCCCGATCGAACGCATCTCCCGGTTAGCTCGCGCAACAGCCGGCGCGTTCTTGATATTCGATGTTTCCGAGACTCGCGTGAGGGCATCGACAGACAGCTTAACGATCGTTTCGAAGTCACCGTTTTTCATAACGTTTGCAACGTTGAGCGATCCGAGGTTGCACGAAATATCGAGGCCGATTTCGTCCGGTTCGCCGTAGTCGGTGTACTCCGATACTTGTGACGCCTGAAGCACCTCCGAGCACAGATTCGAAAATTTAACCTTCGATACGTGACCGTTCGCGTGCTCTGCGTTTACGTTACCTTCGAACATGATGTACGGATAGCCCGATTCAGAACGCAACACGGCGAGCTTTTCGAGAAGCTTGCGCGCATCGATTTTGTCTTTACGGACGGCCGGATTATCGAGGAGCTGATCGTACATCTCTCCGATATCCATTTCGTCTAAGTGTTGGCCATACGCTTTGTAAACGGTGTGCGGATAGAAAACGTAAGCCGGCCGATTCTCTCGCGCCAGTTCGATGAATTTATCCGGGATAACAACGCCGATGGACAACGTTTTGACACGGACGTCTTCATCTGCCGAGATTTTCTTCGTATCAAGGAAATCGTTAATGTCCGCATGGAATACGTTGAGATAAGCCGCGCCCGATCCTTGTCTTTGCAGACCATTCGGACGTGTTCGCTAGGCACGCCCCGCCTTCCGGCTGCTCCGTGTTACCACGAAGATTAGACTATATCTTCGCCCGCTTGGGGCGCCTCCCGTTTCGACCGCCTATCGCTTGCGGCCTACGCCTTTCGGCTAGTCGTTGCACGTTCAAGACGTTTGGTCCAGATGATTCCACCGTTGCCTACAACAGATTTTATCTACGATAGACTTACTCGCGTATGAGTGCTTAATCCGAACCTCGTTGAGTGAGAGGCCGCTGCGATAATCCGAAAGTATTTCCCGCGCTTGTTCCTCAGTGATTTTTGATGCTGGATGACGCGCTCCTTTCCGCAAAAGACCCGTTCTTGATGCATGTTGCGCATTCTCTTTCGGAGTTACCCATTCTAGGTTTTTGATATCGGCGTTTGCTTTGTTTCCGTCAATATGATTAACCATCGGTAAGTTCTTAGGATTAGGAATAAAATGCAGCGCAACCAATCGATGTACCTTCCTCTCGAATCGAACCTTGTTTCGAAAGAGGACTACCTTTAAATAGCCTGATCCGTCAATCTTAGGTTTTACTTCGGTCATTGTTCTCAAGTTAACCACGCGGCTTAGGCTGGTAATTCCGTATTCAGGTATCCCGTTTATTGGTTTTAGTTCTTCACCATTTTGTAATTCGAAAGGTATCTTTGTCTTCCTAAGCCCCATACGTATAACTCGATGATTAATCGCTTCCCTAGATACTCCTAATATCTCACCGATTTCTCTAGCACTCATCTTGTGGTAATTTTCGCGAATAAAATCTTCATCTATCTCCAATTTGTTGTGAGGTTTCCGTCTTGCTTCGCTCATGATTGTCCTCCTTTAGTAGTTTGTGGCCCTACCGCTTCGAGGAGTTCCCATGAATTAAAGAGGTTTTCGATCGCCATTACTGACGAAAGGGGCCAATTTAACCCATCTGATCCGCATATCTGAACGCATGGTCCAGCAACTTCATTACGCCGACTACGCCCTTCGTCGCGTTCTCTACGTCTTTGATCGCCTCGCCTTTCGCCCGCAGCTTCGATAAATTAAGCGACACGCCGCCGCCGAGCTTCGAAAGCTGCATCGAAATATCAATTGCGCGACTAATATCGTTAAGGGAATCGTTAACCTCGAGCAGGAAGCAGGAAACGAGCTCGCCCCGACGCTTCCGGCCCGCATTCAAGAACGTCGGCGTTGACGGTTGGTATTCTTGTCGCATCATCAAATCTACGTACTCGATCGCCTTGGCTGCGTCTCCTCCCGCAAAGAACAATGCGACAATAGAAGCGCGATCTTCGTAGCGTTCGAGAATCTTTTTGCCGTCGTTCGTCTTCAGCGCATAGTCGTTATAGAATTTGAACGCGCTCATGAACGAAGGGAATCGGAACTTGTGCGCATAGGCCGCCTGATAGACCGCCTTGATTTCGTCGAACGTATAGGCGTCAAGGAATTCGGTTTCGTAGTAATCGTTCTCGCGCAGATAGTCGAGCTTTTCGCGAAGGTCGTGGAAAAATACGGTGTTTTGATTTACGTAGTCGATAAAATAAGCGCGGACGGCTTCGAGATCCTTTTCGAATTGGAACCGGCCGTCCTTCTGTATCATGATTTCGTTATTAAGTTCGATATAACTTGCGTGTTTATTCGTCAAGCGCGTTCACCCTTTCGATAAATTGTCGTACATCTTCGTCCGTTCCCGCCAATTCAAAGCGCCCGAATATCGGCACGCCGTATTGTGCCGCTATCACATCGGCAGCCTTTGCGAAGTTATCGCCCCAGTTACGGTTCCCCGACGCAGCCACGCCCGCAAGATAGTCGCTGTTATCCGCAAGGAAATCTGAAACCGTGCCGGCGACCTGACCGAAGCCATACGTACCGGTCACGCAAACGAACGGCTCGGCGATCATCAGCCCCGGCTTAATTTCGACGGCTGCTAGGCCGGTTTTAGCGACGAATCGGCGGACGTTGCCGGTCAGCGAATAGTAAGCGATCAGCATACGATCACCCCTTCCGTCTCTCAATTTCCGCCACTACTTCGTCCAGCCGCGCCTGTGTCCGTTCGCGCTCGATACGCTCTTCGATCAGTTTCCGGTCGTGGAAGCTGATGGCGGTTTCGCTTTCGATCAGTTTTTCGTTAAGCCAGCGTCTCATGTTCCGCAAACCTTCGTCGGTCGCTCCGTAAATCATTCGGCCGACCTCGCCTTCTCGCGTTTATATGCGCGGTAGGGTTCGACGATCAGCCATAAGATAAAACGGACGATTCCGTAAAGCCCGACGAGAAGCAGGCCGAATACGGCCGCTACTGTAAGGATCGCTTTTGCTACGGGAAACTCCGCGGACCAAATCATTAAGCTAACGAACACCAAATACGCCGCACCTGAACATATCCACGAAAGTGTTTCGAATAATCTCCGCTTAAACATTCGCATCACTCTCCTAATTCGTCTTTGTACCGTTCATGTAAAGTGTCTGCTAATACCTTAGCGTATACAAGAAATGCATTGACAAAATCGGCCTCTTCTTGTGTTATAATTTCATTTTCTCTGCCCTGTTTCGCTTGAATTTGTTTAGTTAAAGCAACTGACGAATTAATAAGAGCGTCGAATACCTCTTGCGCAACAGTCATATCCGGAGTATCCTCCATTCGCATCATTCCGCCTCCTTTACCGTCATTATGTTTTCGTAGCTCGACATGAATGGAATACGGAAGCCGACCGTCTTGAATTCGTATGTTTTACCGACTTCAATCTCCGCGTACAGGTCGCTGGAATTAAACTTCCGCGCAAATATTGCATCGGTATTTTCGAACACTTTTGCGTTACCTTTCTCGTCATCTCCGAAAATCAGATACTTCGAGGAATCTTTGGAGGTTTTCGTTTCTTTATCCGTTACCTTTATTACGTAAGTGTTTGCGTTATGGTAAGACGCAATTGTATATGCCGGCGCCGCTACCACGAAAGCAAACACAGCCAGCGCAATCCCTGCGATCGTTCCCCATTTAATTAAGCGCTCCATCATTCCGCCTCCCCCGGTTTTATAATCTTCTCGCGGACAAGATACGAAAGCCCAATCGCAACCGCATCCGATTCGTCATCTGTCCGAAACGTAAAGTCGGCTGGAAGCGAAAGTATCCGCCGTACTCCCGCCTCAACTTCGTCTTTTGATGCGCTGCCTTTTCCGGTTACGTCCTTCTTAACTGTTGTCGGCGTGATCTCGACATCCGCCTTATAGCCGTATTTACCGAGCGCCAAGTCGATGACAGCCCACGCACCAAACACCGTTTGTGTCGATCGCTTATTACGCCCTTTCGTGTAATGTTCGCGGACGACAACGTCGAATGGTCCGTGTTCGTGCAGAACCATTGTCGCTGCGGCCTCGATATAGGAATAACGGTGACTATCCGGCGACTGGCTCGTCGTGCTGACAGACGTTACGTGTACGAGATTCACGCGCGGACCTGACTTCAGCCGTTTGACTTCGAGGACCGCGAAGCCGGGATTAGTCGATATGTCTAACGCGAGAATGCGGATAGGCTTGGCGCTAGTCATCTAATACCGCCTTCCACCCTGCGATGAGCCCTAGAAGAATAGAGATAGGAAACGATAGTGTGTCGCCAGCTTCCGGATTCATCAGCGAAATCGAACCGTTAATGATAATCGAAAGCAATACCGCAATTAACGTGTAAAGAATAAACCGCGCCATCAGACCGCCTCCCCTTTGCGTACTTTTTCGATAAACTCAAGCGCCCCGGCGTACTGCCTTTTCGTAGAATCAAAGACGTTCGACCGTTTGACTCGCGAAACCTTATCGCGGATGGCTTCCAGCTCGGCCGCCGTAAGTGACTGCGCAATAGCCGTTTTGTATCCGTTGAATGTCCAGCCGTTAAGGTCGACCGCCATTGGCTTGCCGTCGTCAATCGAATTCTGAATTTCTACGAATCTATCGAGTAGCACATCGATGTCTTCGCGTCCGATTTCGAGGCCGAACGCCCGGATGTCCGGCGACTTTTCGAATTCCCCCTCATCGTACTCCCACGCTTTCTTCGATGCGTTTACGTAGAGGATCACGTATAAGTCGACGCCATACATCTCCGCATAAGCGACACACTGCTTAACGTGTTTTTCATCCGGCTTCTTCAGCGAATAGAAAGACGTACGGGCCGCGCTCGTTTGCTTCGACTTGATTTCGAGGCCTACGCGCAATACTTCGCCATCTACGGTGACATAGCGCATAATACCGTCGCACGTTCCGAAGAGATGAAACGTCTTGCCGGCGCGCTCGATCTTATGGTTCCGCTTGGCGAAGTCCTCGAACATCGGCGTACCGTCCGGATTGCGTTCGAAGCGGAACGGGCAGGGGCGGCCGACTTTCTTTTCGAAATGTTTTTCCATGAAGAGCAAATCGCGCTGAATCACATCGCCTATTGCCGTTCCGATGCGAGTCCAGCGCCCCTGATACGGAGGCTTTCGCGTTATGTCTCGCGAATCGCCCAACGCCTTATGGTAAAGTTCACGCGGGCAGGCATTCGCAGAGGACGGCGAAAAATACGGTTTCTTCGGAAATACTTTCGGAGCTTCTGCGTACCATCGGTGGATCTGCGCGTCCAATGCGTTATCCCACGTTTCCGGCAGCGAGTGCCATTCGTTTAGATATTCGATGAGCTCATCCGCAATCTGCTGTGCATAGCCGGTTGGTTCGGGCGGCGACGGCGCTAATTGGGCGCGCAGTGAGTTTGCGGCTGATCGTGCGTTTGCGTTCGTCAATTAAACCGCCTCCCGTTTCGTTTCTTCCTCGATAATTTCGCGCACAAGCACCGGAACATATTTTCCGATTGCCTTACGTACAGCTTTTTCTTCGAAGTCTTGCGGCAAACTGTCGGATTCTTCTTTAATAAGGTCGTCGTGTACTCGGCCTCCTAAATGCGAGAGGATTACGCCCATGTCCGATAGATCGAACTTCTCTTCGATAACCCCTTCGTCCACCATCTTTCGTAGGAGTTTATCGACACGTCCTTTCGTTGCGAACGTTCTTACAAATGTTTGCTCGGCGTTTAATTTCGCAGGATCACGCGGAGCTTTCTGTGGCTGCATCTCTCTGAACGAATCACTGACGACTTTTACGAAAAGTTGCTTGCCGAAATTATCGCGATAGCTTACGTTTTTCACAACAACACCCTCGCCCCCGGCCGACTCATTCGCTAGTGCACTGCGCCCAACAAAGTTTTGTAAATGATCGAAGCCGCGATATTTACCTGCGTAAAGAATAGGGGCCAAAGTAAGACCAAGCCGGAAAGCCTCTGCAACAACGGCAACATGTGAGAGATAAAGTCCCTCTTTCTTGTCGTAAATATCGAAGAGGTAAAATTCATTCTTATTAACACCGTAATCAACCTTGTGCTTAACGAGCCATTCTCCGAAGTAGATGTAATCGCTGTTGAGGTCCTCCGGGTCGATTTTCTGCGTATATTCATAGAACCCCCGTAAGTTGTTCTCGCTGTCTAGCTTCCTATTACGCGAAAAAGCTTCCATCTCATATGTGTCAGGATTGAGCGTGAACGATGCATTCGCTCCGTCCAGTTTTTCGTAAACAACTACGTAATCATTCTCAGTCAGAACGCCCTCAGTAGTATGATGACCAAGGCGCACGATATCCGTATACTTTTTCATTTCGCTCATCAAACCGCCTCCTTGTTTTTAAACCATTCGTCCACCGGAAATCCTTCGCCCCATCTTCGGCTGATTTCAATATCCGTCTTATTCGGCACATCTAGCCGCAATGTATTTAGCATCACCGCCTCGAAATCCGCTACATCATCACGCGTTAAAGTTTCCGGAGCATAAACGGCAACTTCGTCGTGTACCGAGAAAGCCATCGTCCATCCCTTGTGGCGGCATAGCTTCTGTAATTCGATCATCGTTAGCTTCGTCTGTATGGCCGCGCTGCCTTGGATAATCGCGTTTGTAGCTTGGCGCATTGCTCGGAACTGTGTAAATCGGTCGCGCGACTTAGCTTCCGGGAGCCTACGCTTTCGTCCGTGAAACATTTGAACGTATCCGTAACGCTTTGCAAATTGCTCGTTGCCGTCAATCCACGCCTTAACTTTCGGGTATTTCTCGTAGAACTGAGCGATAAAGTCCTTCGCTTCCTTCTCCGTTATGCCCAGCTGATCGGCAAGTGTTTTCGGGCCAGTTCCGTACATAACCGCGAGTATGCCTGTTTTCATCATCTTCCGATACTTAGAACCGTCACCGCATTCCTCAATCGGCAAGCCGAATAATTCGCTGGCAGCCGTTGAATAAAGATCGCGTCCTTCACGGTAAGCATTTACGAGGACTTCTTCGCCAGTAAAATGTGATAGAAATCTCGGTTCCTGCTGCGAGAAGTCACCGGATAAAATAACCTGACCCGGAGGAGCGACGAATAACTTACGCGCAAAGTACGGCTGGTTTTGTAGGTTCGGATTGTTCGAAGAAAAGCGTCCGGTCACGGTGCCCGTTTGATTGAAATTACCGTGAATGCGCCCGTCTGCCTTTACCTGTTGCGGCAAAGCTTCGATATACGTTCCGAGCAGCTTCGTCTTCTCGCGATAAGATAACAAGAGCTTAATTCCTTCGTGATGTGGCGCCAGTAATTTCAACGTCTTAACGTCAGTCGATTTCTTGAAACCCTTCGGCAAGTAACGGTCGAGCTTTAATTCATCGAAAAACTTTTCCGATAGCTGTGCCGGCGAATTGAAGTTAATCTCGCCGAAATGCTTACGCAAACCCTCTTCGATGTCGATCAGTTCCGCTTTCAGCTCGGCGCCTAACGTTTTAGCCTTCTCGATATCCAGTACGAAGCCAGCTGCCTCCATCTCGACCGACACACTGATCGTTGGATTCTCGACTTGTTCGTAGTATTCGAGCAGTCCAATCTTTCGTAAGTGTTCGCGTTGGAAATTACGTAATTTGAGCGTAACGTCACCGTCCTTTGCGGCATATGCCAGCGCAACTCTTAAATCGGCGACTTCGTGAAAGCCGGCCTTACCGAATAACTCATCGTATGTCTGCGAAGGAATGCCGAGATATTTAGTAACGAGATCCTTTAGTCGATAAGATCCGCCAGTCACGCGCTCATTTTCGTTAAGAATATGCATAGCGAACTGCGTATCCCACGCTAAGCCACGCAGCGTAACGCCTTCATGTGATAACATGTGAATATCGAATTTGCCGTTATGCGCGATCTTTTTAACGGAAGCATCTTCGTAAATCGGCTTCAGCTTCTCCATGACGTAAGCGTGCGGTAGCTGTGGCGCCTCTGTAACGTGCTTAGTCGGAATGTAAGCGTGTATGTTCGACTTGACTGCACTTATCACGTTACCTACAATCCGGTCTTCCCACGTATCAGCGCCCGTCGTCTCTACGTCGAATACGATCTCTTCTTCGTCAGCCAGCAGCGCCAGAAATTCGTTGAAACGTTCGACATCCGTAATCAGCCAGTAATTATCCGGCGTATTCTCGACCATCTGCCGCAAGGTTTCTTCGCGCTGGGCTTCTTGTAACGTCTTCCATAGCCGGAGTGCCTCCGCCTTGCTGAACGCCTTAGGATTGCCGGCCTTGTTCACGCAGTCAGCCGGATCGCGCGCTAGTTTGCCCGCATCCATGGCCGCCTTGACTTCCGTTACCCTTTTGCGATCGGCATCCGATAGTTTCATCGCGAATATCTTCCGCCAGCTTTCCTCGATCGGCTCGGCGGTCTTGGCTTTCGCCTTCCGCTTGGCCGTCGCCTCTACTGCGTCCGATTTCGGAGCCGCCGGCTTCAGCGCGTTCATATTTAACCGTAAGCCTTCCATTCGTCGTCCTCCTTCCTCGCGTAATATATACCGCTTATTCGCTCATTATTACGTTAAGGCATCCGAATACAAAAACGCCTAGAACGCACGTTACAGTAGCAAACACATCCATGTTCAATACGCACTGTCCGGCAATGAATGCCATTAATACACCGAACACAAACGCAATCGCTCTCGGTAATCTCTTCATAAATCGACCGCCTCCGTCCATCTTCGTTTATAGTCCGCTTCGTTATCCGCATACCATTCCGACCAGCAAGACGGATCGCACGCATAAACCTCGAAGAGCGAATCGTAAATTGCGGATCGCCCTTCGTAAAGGTTAGCGTTACATGCGGCGCAGACGGTGGCCGGCTTAGCGGTCAAAGCGCGCCTCGACTGGCGTAATGAGTTCGACTTTAAGAAAATATCCATGCACTGTATCCACGACGGACCCACCAGAGGCTTGTTTGAGGACTTCGATAATATCCCCGTTTGCTACACGTCCAGCACACTTGTTGTCTACTACTCGCGCGATATCTCCTCTCTTATACTCGCCAACCTCACGTCCGATCTTCGCCCACTTCGCTTCTTCGGCTTGCTTACGCTCGATCTCGGCGGCTTCCTCTTCGGTTAAAATTTCGAGCTGATCCGGCGTTGCGCATCCGGAGCCGTTAAACGGAATGGCGCCGCCTTCGATTCGAATGCGTTTGCCCCTCTTCGTATGGTCGAAATTGTTATCGGAAACCTCATAAATCTCACCGTTCTCGAATCCGATAAGAGGGACCTTTCCGCCGCCCGACTTCAACCGCACTTTAGCGCCTTTTTTGAATTTAGCGCGTGCTGCTGCGTCTTTAGCTTCGGCAACTTCTTCGTCAGTGGCGCGTACTAACGCAAATTCTCGCGCCCACGCCGTGTCGCCTACGTTCTTACCAGTAATGATTCGAACCTCAAACGGAACATTCGATTTATCGTCCGTTAAAACTTCTACGCAATCGCCAACGTAAGCTTCGTCGGAGATCGGATCGTCATCACTAGTCGTTTGGTCTTCGACCACCTTCGCATAATCACCGACCTTCAGGCGCTCAGCTTCTACGCTTGCGGCGCTTACTTTTCGATAGACTTCGAATTCGTCACTGTAGGTGTCGTATTCATCGCCATCATCGTCAATAATTACGGGATAACCTTGCGCAAATTCTTTAATTTCGTAATATTCCTTATCGGTTAAATAGCTCGGAGGATCATCGAACTTAACGAAGTCACCTGCTCGCGCTTCGCTTCTGTCAATCCGCTTATATTCCGGCTCACCCTTCAACGCAGCCACGTCGGATTTTAACGATTCGATTTCGCCTTCCGCGCTGCTGACGCGGTCTTCTAAGGACGGATTGGCGCTGGCGGCGACTTTGCGGAAGAGTACGCTCCGTGGATTATACAATACGTCACTGTGCCAATCCCCGATATCATCTCGAACTGTTGTCCATCCGTACTCCTCGTTGATTACTATTTCGTAAAACGCGCCTACAGTTAAGTCGCAGTGAATGCGTCCATTAAGTACCAGATCGCCGACACTTCCGAATTCTTTCGCCTCGCCTTCCACGCGCTCGTAAGCCGCGCCGCCATACGCAACCTTCGTAATTTCACCGTTCACCATATCGAGTGTCTTAACGCCGTCTAATTTCGCCATCAAACCGCCTCCGATTCGTTAATTTTCGTAAGATCTACGTCTTCACGTCGAAAGTTCAAATCCATCCGTACCCACCGCTTGCCGTCCTTCGACTGCGGCCCCCAATACTCGGTGAGCTCGCGATTCTCGAACATCCACACGGTAGGCACCGGACTACGTCCAATAAGCACGCCGATAAAGTAATCGACTTCATCGAGCTTATACGGTGTCCGGTCGCTTTTACGCGCCTGAACGATAAGGCTTCCGCGCTCCTTCCGATCATAAATCGTCTTCACCTGAAACGTTTTCCACTCGCCACTCAACGGATCTTTTGCGCTAATATCGAATGCCTCTTCCGTTTCGGACGTACTGACCGCCTGCCAGCCGCTAGCCAGCAGCGCAGCACGAGCGATCAGCTCCGAATACTTGCCGGTATCTTCTGCTTTATGCGCCATATAAGCGCCTCCTTTTCGTTTGGTTGGTACGTGATTAGAACGGTAATTCTTCGGAAGTAGGTTCGTTAGAGTCTGCCGAGTTTCCGTCCTCTAACGGAGGCAATACAGATTTCTTAACGCCGTCCTTCGCTTCGTGCAACAGCTTAACGATGTCGCTTTCTTCACGGAAGTTTGCGAGCTCTTCGTACTTGTAATCGATGCCGATAAATGCTTTTGCTTCTTCGATGGCTTCGTCTGGGAGATCACCCGTTTCCAACGAGTACGTTTTATCTGCCTGTTTAAAGTGAACCGCCTGACCTACGAGTGTGTAATCCGGAAGGATCTTCTTCGCAGGTTTCTCGGCCTTGTCATAGTCGTCGATTAAATTGTTCGCGTGGAACTCAGCGATATCAATTACGCGATAGGTTTTATATTTCGGATCGTAGACCGGAATCATAAAAAACATCTTACGTTGCGCTCCGGCTTTGCACGAAATGCATTCATCCTTACCGGGACGGAAATACTGCTGTAATTCTTCCGTACCTACTTTATCGTGTGGAGAGTGCAGGCATGTGTGTTTGCGGAATTTGTGATCATAACCTTTCCCCGTGTATTCTTTATTTTCGTGAACAAAGTAGATGTACCAATCGTCAGGCTGCGCGAGAATGACTAGGCTACGTCCGTCTTTGTTGATTTCTCCGTAGCTTCCAACGCGAACATATCGCGTAACACCTTCCGGGAATTCACTTTCACCGCTTGACGCTTTATCCCGCTCCTCTTCACGTTTCTTTAAGATATCTCGAATGCTCATTCGTTTTCCCCCTACGTTTTTATTAAGGCTTTTCGCCCTCGCAAAATGCCGGTGTCTGCGCCCGAAACGCCGCCAGCGCTTGGCCGTAGCGACGCGACACGGATTACCTAACGGCCGCCCCGACATTCTCCGAGGACGCGACGCGCCTATCATGCGTCGTCTTCGCCAATTTGCGTCCACATGCCGAAAAGTATTAATCCGATGATGACGGCAGCAATCGGTCCCACCCACGAAAGATCAGACATACGCAGCCACGCCTTTCTCAATCGATTCAATTTCGGATTTAATCGCGGTAGCTTTTTCGTTAATCGATGCGTATTCAGAACGAGCAACGGCGATCTTTGCGTCAATGACTGCGATAATCTTATGTGCGCGAGCTTTTGCGCGGTTTAATTCGAGTTGCGCAATTTCGAGGTTCTTCTCCGCAAGCTGAATCGTTAAGCTTCGTAATTCGCGTTTATGACGGACAATGATAGCACCCGATTTACGTTTGATTACCGTCTTCAGTTCGTCTGGAAGACCGTTAATTGGATTCGGACTTCCGGATGGCGTAGCGTCGATTGGCGCTAATCCTTCGTGCATTTTATACACAGTGACGACTTTATTATCGATTACTACGAGTCTGACACGCGACTTTATGTGGTCGAATATTCGTGACGTCTTTCCGTTATGATCATTCGCGTCTCCGATATAATGAGCCGTTTGCATAAGGTTATTTATACATCCGACAGCAGATCCGCGGTCGTAGCCAAGTCGTTCAACTGCACGATCAACAGCATGCTTGGTTACTCCGTATTTTTTCATCCGACGCGCACCGCCTTAATCGGAGTAGCCGGGAGATAGTCGGCCGGGTCTTCATCGTGCAGCCATGCGCCTTGGTAAATGAAATCGGTTAGTTTGCGCTCATCTAGCGCTAAAAGCGTTTGAGATTCGTTAAATGTGGGTAAATTCGATGTATGCATAGTACGTTAGCCTCCGTTATTTTAAGGATAATCGCACTAGGCCGAGGACTTGTTCGCATAATTGTTCCCTTGAATTTGTTGACAATATGCAATACAATGAGGACGTAGCGAAAGTCCTTCGGGCCTAGCTGCGTATAGCGTGTGTTACACAGATAGAAAAGCGTTAAGTTCGCCGTGGTGAGAAGCGTCGAAATTTTTCGCTAACCCTTTGATTACACGTTCTACTTTTTTGTAATGGACGCCTACCTTACTGCCGATCGAAGCGTATGTAGGTCGTTCGCTTGCAAGATGCTCCTTAACGATTGCAGTCGTTAGTGAGCAGGAATTTTCCGTTAGGGCCTTGATAAGTTGCAGCTTATCTTGGTCCGTTTTTATTTCTCCATCAATCATCGCAATTACGTGATCCTCCATTAGATCATCGGAATCAGATTCGAATGTTGCAGCATTCTCTTCCGCCGAAGCATCTAACAGTACCCGTTTCTTTGCATAAGTCCCATTTTTCATCCGCGTTACATCGATTGCTGCCCGCGAAAGATGGAGCTTAAAATGACCGACTACTTCTCTCGATCGAGTCTTATCGAACTTTTCAACGATCCGCCATATCTTCTCGTTCAGCTCGCTTACAATTTCATCGAACAAGATCGGACATCCTCGACCATATTTTCTAGCGAGATTCCGAACTAGCGGCCGGAAGTATTCAAAAACCTCATTGAACGAGTTTTGATCTCCTTTTTCTCGAAAATCGTCAATCAAGATTATTAAGTTTTCATTATTTTGCAATGTGATTTCCCCTTTCAATATTAACTGCGAATGCACATATCAGAATGGACACATTCAGGAAAGATTTTTTTTATTATTTTCTTCCATGACCATATATTAGCACATATATTTTGAAGTTATTTGAAAAGGAACAAGATTGTAAATTTACAGATATGTTCAAACATGTAAACATAAAAAGAGGCCTGTTTGATACAGGCCCTTAGAAATAATTATCCCCCTATTGCGTTTATTGCTACCTCCTTGCTGCCCTCATTAGCATTAAGCGCAAGCACTCCTGAAACCAAAGCTACACACATTAAAGCAACAAATAAAATCTTCTTCAAAAACAACATCTCCCTTTTCTACAGTTTTTAGGTTTTCTGTAAGGGTCTTGACAAAGTCGCTGTTCTCCCCGGACTGAATCATATCCCTTACAATAATAACTGCGAAGAAAAGATTAGAAGTGGACACCAGCTCGCAAAACTTTTTGTGTCTTTTTTCTTTTCCGCAACACGATTCGAAATATGTAGTCAGATCAGGATCTCCCATTTCTAAAATTACTTCTTGAGCTTTATCCTGACTAATCTCATTATTACGAAACTTTTGAACAGCAAGAAGTGGTCTAGGCGCGTTGTCATCGATGCTGCGGGACATCAGAATTTTCGCGAAATTGTAATTGTAGTATGCATACCCCTCTAATCTAGCTATCCCCGTTTCTTTAGCTGCGGATAAACTACGCTTTAAGTAGTGGAGGCATAGTTCTTCATCGTGCAGTAAATTAGTCATTCCTAATATATAAAGAGCGTCAGAATCAACTCTTTTGTTAATTTTAGCATTTAGTAAGATGTGTGAATAGTGCCTTGCTTCATCTAAATTATTCATAAATAAATGTGTAAATGCTAATACCTCTGAAACTCTGTACAAGTAACATTCCTTTTCGAATAATTGAGTTTTATCGCTCATCTTTCGGATACGTTTTTCAATTTCAGAAGCCTTTGCGAGTACATATGAAAATTCTCGTCTTTGTAGTAAAGAAATACACTCGTATATTTCAATTAGAAGCTTAAGTTTGGGGTTTTTAAGTGTCGTGAGCTTAGCGATCTCATCATCGATCTCATAGAAGCTAATATCTCCTTTCATGTAATCGCGGATGAATGTGTAAACCTTGATGTATTTCTCTACAGTGGATTTCTTTTCATCTTGATATTTTTTTATATGCCTATCCAGCAGTTCTATATTTCTTGTAATAGCCGCGTATTCAAATAAATTACGGATACAGTCGTCGCTATCTAGTAAATCGTACCAATTGGAGATGTGTTCAGAGTATTTCTTGCCATCAACTAATTGTGTAAGAATAAGCAAACTTCTAAAAGTCAATTCGCGATCGCCGTTCCGCAGGTTCCTAACCTGTTTCCCTCCCACTCTCAAATGTCGAGCAAGATCATCGTCTGTAATGTCATCCCTGTCTTCTATACTATTAAACAAAAAATCCCGAACGGAATCCATGTAATTTCACCCCTATTTGAATTAATGAATGACTTTTATCTATTCGTTAAGTATAATTGAAGTATAATAAAAATGTTTAGACGTGTAAACATTTATTTAGGAGGATTTTTAAAATGGTCGATTTTTCCCCATTGTTCAAAACCTTAGAAGAAAAAGAAATGAACCTGAGCGATCTCAGACAGGTCATAAGCTCACGCACCCAGACCAGTATTAAAGAAAACCACATGCAAGCGAATTTAAAAATGTACATAGGCACTTTGGAAAAAATTTGTTTATTCCTTGATGTCCCGGTTGAAAAAGTCATTAGAATTGTTAAAGAATGATCTAATGGAAATTAATACTTAATTAAGATAAAATATTACGGACACCTTTACGAATGGAGGTGTTTATTACGTTTAAGGTCGGCAAATGTCGGATACCCGAACTATGCAAGAAACGCGGAATTAGTCTCAGTCAACTCGCAGCAATGGTCGGAGTATCAAAAACGCAAATGTCCGATTACGTCAGCCTTCGGAATCTGCCGAGCATCGAACGAACCTACAATATCGCGATGATGCTCGGCTGTGCGCCCGAAGATCTGTACGATTGGATTGAGGTATCCGACAGCAACACGGAGGGTTAATACAACCTCCGCCGACCTAAAGTACGGGAATTCCCGAACCTAAACGTAAAGAATGCTTCACGACCTCCGCACGATCATACACGTCTCGCAACGCTTCTGTACCGCGCTTTATAAGTAGTTCATCAGCGTCTTTCACCTCCGTAATATAACCGTGCGCAAGCCGCACCTTTCCGATCAAATAACGCTCAATCTCCCGCCGTAACTTTTCGCCAGCTTTGTCGTTATCTGTAACCACCGTTAAATATTCGATAGGTGACTGCGCAATTATGTCCGCCTTTTGTAAATTAAATGTGCTGCCACCGGTTCCGATCGCCGGTATGCCCGCAGACCGCCACGCCATGGCATCGATCTCGGCCTCGCATATCACTGCGCTTTTAATCCGCTGCGCATACACGAGATCCATTCCGTAAACTAAATACCGGATAGGCATGCCGCCTTTTACGTACCAGAACGCCTTCCCCTTCGTCCCCCTATACTTAACGTTAGCCAGCCGCCCGTTAGGAAGCCGCCAAGGGATCGCGACTGCGTTACCGGCAAGTGATACGCCGGCCTCTTCTTGTACTGCGGCCGCAATGCCCCGGCCCGTTAGATAAGCGTTAGGTCCCGGCGTTGTGTCAGCGAGGACCGATTCCGCTAAAGGTTCCGGCTTCGTGACGGCCTTTAATTTCGGAAGCCGCAGCGCCATACGCCCGCCTTCAGCCGCCGGTGCATACGTTTCCAATAAGTAATCGATTGCGTCGTCTTCGGTTTCGCCGCGCAGGAAAGCGAGCAGTTTAACGAACCCACCCCGCGCAAACTCTTCGTCATAGGCGCCTGAGTCGCCCCAATAGCCGGCTTTTGCCGACGCTGTGTCTTCGAGGTATACGTAAAAGCTCGGAGTCCGATCGTATCTGAATGGACTGGCGGCCAGCAGGCGTTCATCGCCCCACGTCGGCCGGGTCCAGTCGAATTGTTCGAGCTCATACCGAATGTCGACGTCCACAAAACGTCCATTCAAAGTTAATATCGGCAATTCGAGACACTTCCTTTCGAGACTTGTAAATTATATTACGACATTGTTACGAGAATTACAGTCGCAATTTGTCGAAAATATTCAAAAATTTAGATGTAATTGTTGACAATATCATCCGTTAAATTCCAATCGCTCTAAAACTCGAACACGTCCGCAGCTCCGGCACCCGTTTCCGGTTGTTTCACCACGCCGATTTGCGGCAGATAGATAATCTCCGCGACTTCCCCCTCGCCTCCGTCACGCCCTTTATTCAATCCGATCAAGCCACGGCCTTCTTTCGCGTTCGTATCAACCGCGATCAATAACGCAGCGTCTTCGAGCAGGGCTTTCGTTTTCTTGACGTCCTTACGCTGCGGCAGTTTAAGCTCGCGCGCTCCGTCTCCCGCCTTTTCGTCATCCTCATCCGCCTGTGTCAGCGCAAAGATAGTCGCTTTCGTATGCCCGGCCAGACGGCGCAGTTTTTGCGAAGTATTAGCCGCATCCCCGCCCGCAGTCTTTGACGTGTTGGCTTCGTAATCGAGGTAATAAAACGGATCTACGAGCACGACGTCGGCCTTCGTTTCAATAATGTCCGATTTTAGGTCGCGCAGGGTTCTTGAGCCGAAGTCTTCATCGTCGACGGCTCGCACCGTAATATTACCCGGAAGGATTTCGTTGAGCCGATCGAGAAATTCCATAAAGCCCGCTTCGAACTCGTCGGATAGTTTGCCCTGACGTACATCGCGAGAATTGAATCCGCCCGGTCCTAAATAACCGATATCACGTTCCATATTGACGCCTTCTAACGGATTATTGTCGATGCCGAATTCTCCTGAAATAGATACGTATAAGCGCACAAGCACTTCGTACCAGCCCATTTCCATCGACCATATCAGAACGTTCGCCCCCTGCATCGCGCAGTTAATGACCTCCTCTAACGCTATTGCCGATTTACCCCGGCCCGACTTTCCGTAGATCACGTACACGTTCGACGAAACGTAGCCGCCCATCGCCTTATTAACAAAATCGAATTTGCTGCGCCAGATCCGAAAGGACTCGCCGGCCTTACGGTTTTCATATTCCGCTTTAAACTTGTCGATGTCCCGTTTGATATCCGTCCCGACCGAATTTCGAACGTTTGTTCTCATTTTAAGACTTTCGGCCTGCCCCGTCAACCACTCGAAGAATTTTCCCATATCACCGCTTTTTTGCGCTTCAATAAATCGTTTTTCGAGTTGCGGCTCCTGCACTTGGCGGCCAGTTTCCGGATCAATACGGCCGTTCATCAGCTCGATAAATTCGCGCTCGGCCGCCCGATCCTTGAGGTTTTTCGCAAGGTAATCGTAGCTGGCTTCGATGTTAAAATCCGGTTGGAAGTCCGGCACCTCATTCGCAACCACCTCGGCCGTCGGCGCTTGGCCTCGGTATTTCTCCGCGTAATCCATAACGTACCGGAAGGCCTTGCGTTCGCCCTGCGTTTGGAAGTCGGCTTCCGAAACGTTGAAGCGCAGCAGGGCGTTCGGATCGTTCGCTTCGATGGCTTTCGATATTAGTAGAGTTCCGTAGTTCATGGGCGCTCCTCCCTTCGATTTTTACGAAAGACAATCCGTCTAATTAGTGCTCTTACTCCTAACGCAATCCCTTCCGCCGTATATAAAGCACCTTCCCCGATATAGTAAATCGCGACTAGTGGTAAGTATATCGGAGATAGGACGAAGAAGATCACGTTTTCTATGCGTACTTGTTTAGCCCACTCTTCATCCGTATAAACGTATCTAATTCTGCGCTTCATTCGCTCGCCTCCCGTCTCAATTTCGTCATCACAGCGTCAGCCTTCGTTTTATACTCCGCATCCCCGAACGCCTCGTGCAGGCGCATGTAATCGTTGTATTCGTCCAGTAGCCCGTTGATTTGTTTCGCCCCGGCCGCCTGTTCCTTCTTCGGCGTTTCCTTCGGCCCTTTCGCCATCCCAGCCGCCTCCTTTTTCGCGTAGCCTATTACGAAAGAATAATCATCCGTAAAGTGGAACGCCGCGCCCGACGGCTCCGGATAATCCGTCTCGTCGTACTCTAAAAGGTAATCTTCCACGAACTGTTTCCGGCAGACCAGCCGCAGATCCGTTTCGAACGCGTCGAGGAATTCACCGTTTATGGCGTCAGTCAGCTCGAACTCGATGTATTCACTTACGCCCCACTCATCGGTTTCCTTTACTTCGCGCCAAGCATCAACGTAGAAAATCCGATTTTCGTACCCGGCAACCGAGACGATGTCTCCGAAGGCGAATTCCGTTTTCATCTACGCATCCCCCTCTTCGATTCGCCTACGAATTCAATCTCGCGGCATAGGTCGCCCACCCGATCGGCCAGACGTCGCTCACCGAATACTTGCCAAATTTGATCGAGCGCAACGTTACTCGTGTAGATCGTCGGTAGTTGATTCGTTACTCTTGCGTTAATAACGGTATGCAAATCACCACGGAAACCGTCTGTTGTATCGCGAACCCCTATATCGTCCAGCACGGCAAATGGCGCCATCTTTGCGGCCTCAAGCGCACGATAATAACGGGCGGCCGCCGGCTCTGCGACTGAATCCGGAACACGCGGACGGTTGAATTCGTTATAGTCGTTCTGCCACGCGTTCACATCGAGGAAATACGCTGGTCGCTGTAACGGTTCGAGGCCACGCCGCAGGGAGCCGCTATAATGGACGCGCAGCCATTCGTTAAGAAGTGCGGCTGCTGTCGTCGTCTTGCCGGTGCCGGGCGATTCGCTTACGAGATAAAGCGACTTGATGCGGTCCGCTGCCGCTACCGAACCGGATTGCTGATCGAATTGACGATTAAATGTAGACGCGTAAGCATAAGCCGCTTTATAAGCCTCCGGTTGGTCACCGCGCGCTGGCGAATTCTGTAGCGTCACGAGCCGGTACTCACGCGGAAGCCCTGCCGCCGCCGAACGTCCTCCGTTTCCGCTTACGCCGTGCATCTGAATGAAAGCCGTACAGTGTTTCGTACAAGCCGCCGTACCTGCTCCCATGCATCCGTTAGCAAGTACGCAATTGTTTTCGTTAGTCATATTCGCGGACCTCCTTCCGATCAATTCGTTTTCTCATCGTCCTTTCATGCTTCGTGCGCATCCTCTTATCTGCGCCCTTCACTCGAGGCTCTGGATACATGGCGTCGTAAGTCCAATCGTACCCGCTATATTTTTTAAACACCGTTGTTTTCAAGCGTTTATGGTACGTCACTTACGCGCCTCCTTTCGTTAGTGCTTGCGCAGAGTAAACTCCGCTTTTACTTCCCGATTCCATTGATTGAGTACAAACCTTCCTTTGGCCGCCACGTAGCCTCGTTGCTTAAGCCACTGGACCATAGCTTCGACGATCTCCGCCTCACTCATCGTATATTTTAAAGTCATTCGCACTCCTCCTTTTGTTTTTTCTCGTTTTCTAAATACGCAGCTTTCTCCTCTTCGGCTAAGACCTCGTAATCTTCGTTCTCAAGGAAAAACATCGTTCCGAAGCATTCTTCGTGAATGTTTACATCCATCCGAACCCATGTCGGAAAAGCCGTAACTTCATCCGCCGCAGTCCCTTCCGGATAGTTGATTTCTACATATTCCCGATCATACTCGCCGTTTGCGATCTTTTCTCTAATCGGAGACATGTCGATAATTTCATGAACACGGAGAACGCTCCCTTCCGGATAATTCTTGCCTCCATAAATGGTCAATCGAATCAAATCTCCAACGGACGCTTTTGCCTTGGTCATGAGCCCACCTCTTCGCGTGAGTCGTCGATGATGTTAATCCGCCCTTTTTCGACGGCATCGATAAAGTCGTATTCTCCGTCTGTATATCGCATTTCTCCGCTTTCAACATCATCTACAACGTTAGTATAGTTTAGGGTTCTATGCCTAATAACGTCACCCACACGAACCTCAGTCGGCTGCGGTGCGTTCAAGTATTCGTCTGGCACCGTCAGTCCCAACGCACGTCTTAGCGCGATCGCCTTTCCGATGTGAACGTTGAAGCAGTCGGACGGGGCGGCTTTGGCGATTCCATAGAACGCCCTATTACTCTTTGGTCTCTTTGCGATAGCTTCAACGGATCTGTCTTTTCGATTAACCTCTAACGAAATGTTAAACGTCCTCAGCCGTATGTTATTCTCCTTAAGTCGCTCAACGTCCGCCTTCGCCTGCTCAACGATTTCATCACGGCGGGCTTGGGCGCTTTTCTCGGCATTCATTTTCGCCAACTTTCGCTGAGCTTGTTTAGCCGCTCGGAATCCTGCTTGGAACATACGCTTTTTTATCGCCTCCATAACTGCTTCTCCATGCGCGTATAACTCACGGTCCCCCATTGCGTTCAAATCGATTTCCATTCCGTCAGCCTCCTCGTTTTTAACTTCGTTATTGACGATGACTTCGTATTCTCTTGCTATTACGTAATTGCCGTACTCTTTTACGGTAATCGTACCGTAGATGTCTACTACGCTTCGTACCGTGCAGATATCGCCAGTCTTATAGTCGCCTGATGATGTTATTCCGTACGTAATCAACACGCGCTCGCCAACTTTGGGGCGACGATTTTCAGTGACAATGATCTCAGCGTCTTCCCTCAATACGGAATGATGGCCGCCGCACTTCGTAAGTATCGCGACGGAGTTTTCGCGAACAACTTCGAAAATCTGTCCGATCTTATCCGCATACCAAACACCGTCTACAGCCGCCTTTTTAATCCGCGCATACTTTTTCGTTTCAGCCATTACGCAATCTCTCCTCGTTTTTGTTTTCGTTAGAACCACGCATCACCCACGCCTTCATTGCGATCAGCCCGTTTCTGTTCGGCTTGGACTTCCGTAAGCACACGCGATAAGACACTTTCGCGCATATATGAAAACATGAACGCAAAGTTACAGCCCGGATACTTCAGCGTCGGCTTTTTCTCCGCGAAACATTTATCGATGAATCTCCGCGTAACCTCGGCGCCTTGCTCGTCGATCATCCGCTTTAGGTTTTTCGCCTCCATGCCGCGATTGTTCGTTACGTAAGGAATTCCGTAAGTTTCTTTATGCTTGGCGTGCAGGTAGCCGATAAAATCGGGGGTTTTCCACTTGGCGACAGGCTTCGTTTCATACGTTGTCATCTTCTGACCTCCTCACGTAAGGCTTCGATTTCGTAGAGAAGGCGCCAAACGTGATGATAAAGGTGTTCGGGTACGCCGAGCTGTAGCGCTGATATTGCTTCGTTTAATTCGTACGGTGTCGGTCGTTTCATCGCGCGTTCACTCCTTCGATTTTGATTCCGAGAAGATTGAGCGTATTGATAACGCCTTCCCTTTCGCATTCAAGGCTGAACGTAACGCCCCGGGATTGCGCAGTCCGTTGCTTTTCCTGAAGTTCGGCGAAATACTCGCGTACCCGGTCTTCCGGCGTCGCTTCGACTTCGTACCCGTTGATCAATGCGGCTGCAAGCGTTAGAGGGTCTAGTTTCGCAAGCTTACCTCCTAAAACGTTGTCGCATGCCGCCACAAGGATCTGTATATCGAGATCACCGGATCGACGATGCGCTTCTAATTCCTCCGCCTGTTCCTTCGTGAGTGTCGGCTTCATTTTAGCGCCTCCTTTGCGATTCTATTGATTTCCCTAAGAACGATATCTCCCGTAGAAATACTCGATACTGTCGCGATTGTGCTAAGCGCAGGCACACAGCGCCGGAGCTCACTATTCCGTAGTTCAAGCCGCGCGTTCTTCGCCTTCAACCGCTCATTCTCGTCACTCAAATCCGCCACAGCACAGCGCAATCGTTTAACTTCTTCGGTCACTTTAACGCCTCCTTTATACTGAGAATGACGCAATTTCTTCACGTAACTCTTTTGATAAATCGTTAAATGCAGGATTCCTCTCGTCTAAAACCGGTAGGCATTTCATAAGCAACTCCATAAGATCACAGACATTCTTGTCGGACATTTCGTACATAAGCTGTTCAAACTCAATACGTGCTTGCATGCACTCAATCGTCTGCCTTACGAGGTCCTTTACGCCTTCCGGATATCCTATCGCATACTCGACCGTTCCTTCTTCGAAACCATATTCGTCCGGCAACATATCGCGTATAGTCGCTAACTCTCCGGTGAGCATTTCGTTTTTCTCTTTCAACCGCTCGTTCTCGCGTTTAAGTGTGCGTAATCCATCCGCTATGTCCTCCGCTCTTCTTAAATAGCCGTCAGCCATATTTTATTCGCCCCCATTCCGTGTATTTTCGCGTTTTACCGCTTACCCTACCAATCGCCCTCGACCGCCAGTAAAGCCGCTATTCCCTCGCGAAACTCCCGTATTAATCGTGCTAATTCCGCCAGAGATGTCGCATCCGAGTCGCGCAACCGCCGATTCATTACGTCGAGTACCGCGCGTTCGACCGTTGAGTGATACGCTACTTCGCGCCATTTTTCCTTCGGCGTCGGGTCAGCGTTCGGGTTCTCCGCAAGCTTCTTCGGCCAGTTCGGCGCTTTTGTCGGGTCGGTGAAATATCGTTCATTTACGATGATGTTAAGCGAGTCGGACGTTAGTTTGTAATCGGGTGAGATCGGGATTTCAATCGCCATGGTTATCGTTACTCCTTTCGTTAATTAGTCGTGACTTGTCGATATTCTTACCGGCTTTTACGTACTCAGCGTCAGGAGACCGTGTGTCTTTCCTTGTAATGTTTTTGAAAAACGCCTCTTTGCCGGATTCAATTCGTTTGATTAAATCTTTAAATTCCATTCCGCACATCCTTTCGTTTATTAATAAGACCTAGCAATCGTTCGCTTACGCTCACTCTTGCAGATGCTCCTTACCGCGATAGAATTAATATTTAATAAGTATCTGCGCGAAAAGGTTTTAATTGAGCGCTATTATTTATCTAGTTATTAATGGCTCTAGTTAAAAGATGGTTCTAGTTAGTGTAAAGTCGAGCCGTGTATGGGTCCGCCGTGTATGGCTTGGCGTCACATGGCTACGTAAGCTCCTCCGTATCTCCATCGAATATCGCGAGCTGACTGATCGGCATGATCGTATATCGCGCGTTATCCCATCGCTGCGTCTTCGGGTCCCGCGCCTTCTGCTTTACGACTAACGGCCGCTCCTGCCACCGATATTCGCACAGCGCTTTGATCCGCCTGTTCGCCGCAGCTCGACTGAGATTTAGCGCGCCGGCTATCTGGTCTTGCGTCGGATAGCATTCGCCATTAGCGTTCATGAACGAAGACAGTACGCAAAGTGTCTGCCAACGCTCCGCCCCGATGTCCGCGATAAGGCCCTTCTTAACGGCGTCAACGTACATCTTAACGAAGATCCGCGTTTCGGCCTTGCCGGACGTGACGTTGTATTCCGATTGAGATTCTACGGATACGAGCCGCTGATGTTCGTCGGTCATTCGTTATCACCCCGTCTAGGATATTCTCTGCAGCGAAAACAGTTTTTCTATGGCAGCTTTAATATCTGTAAAATCATTGAACAACCTCTCAGCATACCCGTTTCTGCATTTTCGCTTTTCAAAACGGAAAGTTATTTCTCGACTGACTTCGCCCGCAGGATAATAGGCTACCCTTCTCGTTTCCGGATCTGTAATCGCAAAAATGTCTACATCGTCTTTTGTATAGTGCAGTTTTTTATATGGGTTACGTGGGCTTGCTGATTTTCTAATGTCCGCTACTAGAACCTTGTCATCTTTCCGCTTTCCTGTTTTAACCTGTATTTTGAAATTTTCGTTCCCAATTTGCGCAACCAAATCGTACTCTAAATCTGGCTGGCTTGGATTTAAAACGACAATCCCTTGGAAAAGAAGATCTGATTCAACTAGTCTTTCTGATGCGTACCCGATCATTCCTCTGCTATTCATGCGGATATCTCCTTCGATACACTTCGTATAATCTGTGGAAGCTCTCGATAATCATCAAAGAACAGCCGACCATTTTCTCCAACGAATCCGTTTTTGCAGGGTGTATCTGTGTATCTCAACGTAATGCTTCGTTTGTGTGTAATACTCCGCCAATCAATATACGCGATCTTATTTGTTGCGAAATCATATAACGCTAAAACATCGAAATCGTCTTTTGTGTAGAAACGACAGGCTGCACTTGATCGCGTTAGATCGAATTTAACTTTTTCGAGGTCTTCGGAGCGAGCACTTTTCACTTGAATGCGCACAAGATTTCCGTTTTGAATTACCGCAATATCACACTCCGTATTGTCTATCTCCGGTTCAAATGGTACGTAATTCTTCATAAGTAAATCACCCTTTACGAAAAGTTCGGCTGCGGCTCCGTTGATTCTCATTTGTGGTAACATTCGAATTCCTCCTCTGTGTGTGTGTCGCTATCTCCCCGGCTTAACATCTGTTTGCCTTACACTTCTATAACGGGTAGGCTACCATCAATTTTGCGACATGTATTACGAAACTTTTTCGTCCGTCATTTATAACTGCGAATCCTCTCCGGAAAATGGACAAAAAAATAACCCCGCCTAAAAGACGAGGTTAAAATAACTTTTCTACTGGACTGAATTTTTTATGCGCATCCATAACATCACTGCTGAAAAGATTCACGTAATTCCGAACCATATCAAGACTTGAATGCCCAAGTACGGCTTGAAGTGCGAATACATCTGCGCCGTTTTGAACAGACATCTTTGCAAAGGTGTGTCGGAATGTATGTGGAGAACACCGAACATTCTTAATATTTGCCATACGGCCATACTTAGAAAGTCGATTCTGAACCTGTCGTGTTGTTAGTGGGGTATTGTCTATCGTAACAAATAAAGCGCCATTCGGTACATCTCCGCGTATCTGAACGTACTTTCTTAACCGTGTTTTAACAGTCGATTGAATCGGTACAAGACGTTCTTTATAACCCTTCCCATTAATCAGTATTTGCGAATCCTCCCAACGGATATCTTTGACGCTTATATCAGTCAGTTCTCTTACACGCACACCAGTTTCGATGAGTAATAACATGATTGTATAATCCCGAAAGCCTGTAAACGTTCCCTGATCCGGTTGTCGTAGAATATCCCGAAGTTGCTCACGGCTGAACGTCTCAATTACCTCTTTCTTCTGTTTAACCAACGAAAGTTCTTTCGCCGGATTATCGTCTATCATACGGTTCTTTTCGAGGAAATTAAAGAACGCCCTAATAGCGCGAAGCCTTGTATTGATCGATGTCTCTTTCCTTCCGAGTTTATCCATCATGTACACAATAACGTTCTCTTTTAATATCGGTAGCGTTATTTTTTCAGGTCTAGTCGATACGCCTTGCTGCTCGAGCATCGAGCGAAATGACAGTAGTTCGTTCCGGTAATACTTAAGCGTATGTTCCGAAAGATTCTTAATTTTACATTCTCGTATGAATGCGTTGTATGCCGTTTCAAAATCGGTTAATTCAATTTCAGGCTTGTCCGTATCCGGGACTGCCGCTATTATATTTGACCGCCTAACCAACCGCATCGCCTCCGTTTTGTGTTAAATAAACGTAATCGTACGAATGCGAACGCAAAAAAGCCACCTACATTGCGTAGATCGCCCGTCATATTAGCGTTTATGTCACCGGAATGTATCTGCGGATTTTGAGTCGTGCGCGTCTGCCAATTCCGCCACACCGGCATGTAATGCGTCGTGTTCAACCGACGTATATAAATATAACATGTATTTTATAAACCGTCAACGGTTTTAGCAAAGTTTTTTAAATGGTAATGCAGTATATACGATACAAACAAGAAACTTATATTGATAGTCATTACGTTTTTATTATATAAAAAAAGTGATCTGCAATATGCAAATCACTCTCATATATGTTTTATAATGTGAAAACTGATGACCAATTTAACATAGTTCGTTCAAAGTTAAATTGGTGCCGAGGGCCGGACTTGAACCGGCACGGTAGTCACCTACCGCAGGATTTTAAGTCCTGTGTGTCTGCCAATTCCACCACCCCGGCAATAGAAAGGCGACACCCGGATTCGAACCGGGGATAAAGGTTTTGCAGACCTCTGCCTTACCACTTGGCTATGCCGCCGTAATTTGGAGCGGAAGACGGGATTCGAACCCGCGACCCCCACCTTGGCAAGGTGATGTTCTACCACTGAACTACTTCCGCAACATGTAAAAGAACTTAATACATCTTATGCTGTTGTTTTTCAAAAAATGCAACTGGGCTAGCTGGATTCGAACCAACGCATGACGGAGTCAAAGTCCGTTGCCTTACCGCTTGGCTATAGCCCAATGATAATATGGGGCGATTGATGGGAATCGAACCCACGAGTGCCAGAGCCACAATCTGGTGCGTTAACCACTTCGCCACAACCGCCATAATCTGAAGATGAATAAATAATATAATGGCAGGGGCAGTAGGAATCGAACCCACACCGGAGGTTTTGGAGACCTCTGTTCTACCGTTAAACTATGCCCCTATTTATAAAATGGTGGAGGGGGGCAGATTCGAACTGCCGAACCCTGAGGGAGCGGATTTACAGTCCGCCGCGTTTAGCCACTTCGCTACCCCTCC